ATCCCGAGATCGTCATTTCGTCGTCGTGGCGGTACATGGTTCACGGTGGAGCGATGAGCCTTGATGGCTTCGAGTATCTGCTGCGAACGCACCGCATCGCGGCACGCCATCGGATTATCGGCATGACCTGCCAGGACGAGCACATAGACGGCCGGGGCATGCAAATTCGCCACTGGCTGAATGAGAATGGCGGGATACGTCGGTATGTCGTGCTCGACGACATGGACCTTGGAATCAGCGAGCAAGGGCATCCGTTTGTGCAGACAGATGGGAGTCGGGGGCTGACGGCAGAGGATGCGGACAAGACGATTGCGATCTTGCTGGGATTTGCCGAGGCTGACGGTTGCCCGCACCCCCCTGAGGCTATCGTTGATGGGCCTCGTGTTCCCCTGCTCTACGGTTCGTCGGCGTCGGTGCTCTGCATGGCATGTGGCTCGCATCGGCTGACGTTCAACCCGGCATGCAGGTGGGAGCCGGGGCCGCCGGATACCAGCAAGAGGGAGGACTGACCCATGCCGACCCCAACGCGCCGCCGCAAGCCCGAGCCGACGACCGAGGCCATGCCACCGATGACCGGCGATGTCTTCTGCGGGATCGACCCTGGCCTCTCGGGCGGAATTGTGTTCATCTCTGCCGACCAGGAGTGGGGTTGTCCCGCACCGATCGTGAAGGACGCTAAGGGCCGGCGGCAGTTCGATCGCGAGCGGATGGTGGCGCTGCTCAAGGCGACCCCCGTCACGTTCGCGGCGATCGAGCGTGTAGACGCCGCGCCGATGCAGCGGAGGCGGCAGGGGACGGCCGGGATGTTCTCGTTCGGCAAGGGCTTCGGCCTGTGGATCGGTATCCTTGAAGCTCTGAGCATACCCTATGTGGAAGTGCCGCCCCGGACGTGGAAGAGAGCAGTGCTCTCGGGCACCGCGAAGGATAAACAGGCGGCGATCGACTATGCCACGCGGTTCCGGCCTGGGGTGTGCCTGAAGCCGCCTCGGGCGAGGAAGCCGCATGACGGCGTGGCCGATGCTTGCTGTTTGGCAGAGTACGCGATGGGGGTTTGGCGGGTCCGAATGGCGACAAAAAACAACTAACTGGGAAACGAAATGCATTACCGTCTCGAAGTTGTGATGCCACCGACCGAGGATCTCGAGACTGACCTCAGGGCCGTTCTTGAGGAGTTTGGTAGGAATGGCGAGGACGAGGATGGTGAGGACAACCGCCACGGGTTCTGGGATTTTTACGTGATTGGAGGCCGGTTTGCAGGCGCCAAACTTCTGGAATTGCTGGCCGGTGAGAAGTTCGACGAGTTTCGGGCAGAACTTCAAAACATGGACCTTACGGTTAGCGGTGTGCAATTCGGCAAGCCCTCCTTGGAGCCAGCCTGCCAGGCCGAGAAGGTGGATTCGATGTGGAACAAGTTCTTTCCTGATTTAGCGATCAAGTCGTGCCCCTTGTTCGCTCATTCCAATGACCAATACAAGAATTCGTCGAGATACCCCGATGTCATGCTGCTGTCCGATGTCCCCGACAATTGCACCTCGGAGCGGGTGCTAGTGGCCGGTCCCCGGTGGGGTAACCCCGGTAAACGCGAGGCCAAGTACATGCTCCAGAGGTATTTCTGGAACGGTGCGAATTATCAAAAAACTGCATGGGACGGCACGCTCAAAAGCGCCCTTGAAAAATACAGCAAACGCTTGGACCGCATGAACCCAGAGCATGCCGCAAAGATTCGTCCCCAACCCGATTGGCTGGTCGTCACCGTGGACTATCACAGCTAGCAAAAAAAATAGCCGTAATCCCCCGCCCTTCAGGGCTGGGGATATAAGGCGTGAATGGGGTTGATCTGTGAACGTCTAACCACTATAATATCAGTATGGCCAAACATCGCAAGGTCTACCGCTTCCGCATGAAGCCTACCGCCGAGCAAGGGCATGCTCTGGCTCGGTTGGCCGACGCACGCCGCTTCATCTGGAATTGGGGTCTTGCGAGGAAGCGGGAGCACTACAAGGCGACAGCGAAGACGCTTCGCTACGTCGAACTCAACCGCGAGTTGACGGAACTGAAGCGTCAGGCCGGGATGGAGTGGCTTCGGGAGGCCGACTCCCAGTCGCTTCAAGAGGCTCTTCGCGATCTTGACAGGGCGTTCGTGAACTTCTTCGAGAAGCGTGCCCGGTTCCCCCGGTTCAAGAGCAAGAAGCGGGACAAGGCTCGATTCCGCATCCCCCAGCGAGTCAAGATCGATAACGGCAAGGTCTACTGCCCCAAGGTCGGTTGGGTCCGCATCCGCCAGAGCCAAGAGGTTGCCGAGAAGACCAAGAGCGCCACGTTCCGACGCTCGGCTGATGGCAAGTGGTACGTCTCTCTGGTTGTTGAGTTCGAGATGCCCGAGGTCGTGCCGGTCATTGATCCCGCCAAGGTCGTCGGCATCGACTTGGGCCTGATCGACTACGCCACGCTCAGCGACGGATCTAAGCCGGTTCCCGCCCCGAAGTTCTACCGCAAGGCTCAACGGAAGCTCCGCAAGGCGCAACGTGTGCTTTCCCGCCGGCAGAAAGGGTCGAAGCGGAAGGCCAAGGCTCGCGTTGCCGTGGCCAAGGTCCACCAACGAATCGCCAACCAGAGAGGAGACTTCCTCCACAAGTTGACCACGCGCCTCGTTGCCGAGAACGATGCCATCTGCATCGAAGACCTGTCGCTCCGTGGGCTGGTGAGAACCAAACTGGCCAAGAGCTTCACCGACGCTTCGATGGGCGAGTTCCGCCGGCAGTTGGAGTACAAGTGCCTTTGGAACACCAAGGCACTCGTGGCCGTCGATCGCTTCTTCCCCTCGTCCAAGATGTGCAACGCCTGCGGTGCCCTGAACAACGCACTGACGCTCTCGGATCGGGAGTGGGACTGCGATTGCGGGGCACATCATAAGCGGGACTTCCTCGCGGCCTGCAACATTCGGGACGAGGGACTCAGGATGCTCGCCGAGGGATACTCGGAGAGCCTAAACGCTCAGGGACAGACCGTAAGACCGGCGACAGTCGGCTCGTCTGGTTGAACTGAGAATCCCCCGCCTTTAGGCGTGGGGAGTGTCAAGAACTGCTGCCGTGATCTCTTGCCCTCGCATCGGACAGCGCGTCCAGATCTGGTATCGTAAGCAGGCGGTCCCGCATCGCCCGCTCCACGGCCTGACCGGGACGGTGGCAGTGACATCGCGAGGAAAGCCGAGAAATCACGGCGTCATCGTCGCCGGGACGTTGCATGTCGTCCCGGCGGGGAATCTACGAAGAATCGAGGGCGAGCTATGCGTCTGATCTCCACCATCGACCCCGACTCGCCGATGCCCCTCGCCGGGGCGGTCGTTGATCGTAGGGTCCAAGCCTACTTCGACGGCCCGATCGACCACACGCAGACAGACGAGCGCATCCGCAAGGCGATCAACTACGAGCGGGCAAAGTGGTGGTTGCCCGTGCTCGAGTCGCACCCGGCGCTGGCCCAGGCCGCACAGGCACAGGCCGACCACTGCGCCGCGCGGGATACGCTTGACCACTTCTCGGCGTGGCCGTTCACGAAATGGGCCGAGCGGTGCGCCCGCGCGGGATATCCCGGGGCTTCGCTCATGACCATCGGCGAGAACGTGGCCGGTTGGCAGGTCAGCGCCGAGCAAGCTGTCAAGGATTGGATGTCGTCGCCAGGACATCGGCAATCAATCTTGGGCACATGGCAACATTGTGGGTCAGCATCGGCTACGGCGGCAAGCGGGCGGTCGTACTGGGTAGTTGATTTTGGGAGGCTGGCGTGATTTGCATTAAGATGCTCAAGGCTGTAGGCGATTACCCTGAGGGCGCCATAGTGTTCATCGAGGATCGCGTCGGGCGTCGGTATATCTCGGCGAAATTCGCAGAAGAATACCGTGAACTGACCATCAATGACCCCATCCTCCACCCGATCCTCGCCGAAGCCGAAAAACTGCGCGACGACCCGCGCCACACCGGCAAGTCGCCTCTGGGGTGGACGGCGATGCTCAACGACGCGAGCGAACGGATCTACCAGTTTACGGCGGCGGCCGACCCGGAGGACCAGGCGCGGAACCTGGCGGAGATCCGCGCGACGGCGGTGAGGGCGGCGGCCTTGGGGGTGCTGGTCGCGAGGCTGGCGGATCAGGGGAGGCGGTCGTGACGGCACCACAACTCCTCGCCCTGGCCCACGGGATCGCCTCTGTCGGCGAGCACCGCTGTTTCTACTGCGGCGCTCCCTGCGGCGAGGAGCATCCGGCCTCGGAGCACGTCAAAAGCTCGTTTACCGGCCGGTCGGGGGTGGTGGCCCCGGGGAGTCCGTGGGTCTGTCCTGGGTGCGTGCTCTGCCTCCGCGAGTCCGCAGAGATTACGCTGATCGACGGGGAGATTCGCCGGGGGCAGAAGGTCCGGGGCTACTCGTGGGTCGTCACGGCAAACTCAGCCCTGGCGGCCACGAAGGCGCACCTCGAGCAACTGCGGGCGCTCTGCCTCGACCCGCCCGAGCCGCCGTTCGCGATCGTGCTCACGGACTCGGGCCAGACCCACCAGCTCTACCGCGGGACCGTCAACCACTCCCGCGAGGTCGTCACCGTGACGCTCGAGGCCGAGCCGGTCACCTACCGCGCCGGCCAGCGCGTCTTCTACCGCCCCGACGAGCTGGCCCCCCGGCTCGACCTCTGCGGTCGGCTGATCGCCGCCACGGGCAAGCCGGCGCTGCGGGAGCCGATCACGCAACGGTTCGCCCTCGCGGTGATGGAGCGCTACTGTGACGGCGAGGCCCTTTTGAACCTCTGGACCCGCGTGCGGGAGCAGCCGCTCTCGCGGCTGGCAGCCTGGATTTCCCCTGCCAAGGAGACCTGCCTGAATGTCTACCCAAGCGACTTCGCCCCCCGGGAACGTTTCGACCCCGCTCCCGCCGCTACCGACGATCGACACGGAAGGGCTCCGGCGCGTGATGGCCGGGTTTGCCAGCCCGCATCCGGCCGGCGCGGCGGAAACCGCCGGCGAAACGGCGACGATCCGGAATCTCAGCAGCGATCTCTGTTTGGTGATGGCCAAGCACTTCGGTAAGGAACTGGATCGCAAGACGCTGTGGGACAAGATCGCGAGTGCGCTGGCGGCGGCGTGTGCCGAGACTCGCGGGGGCGACGTTGAGACCTTCCTCTGCTGCTGCCTCGAGCAGGTCAAGGCCAAGCCGGCACAGGTCGCGCGGTTCGAACCGTACCTCCAGTTGTTTGCTACGGTCAGTACGTGGCCTGAGGCGATGCGGACGGCGTTCGTCGATTATATCGAGCGGCACCCGTTCGCAGTGTTGCCCCGGGGCCGGCAGCGGTGGGAGGAGTACAAGGCGCTCGCGCTCGCCACGCGCGGCTCGGGTGGCCGCGCGACGGACGGCGGGGATGATGAGGCCGAGGAAATCCAGTCCTGGGGGGATGAAGGATGAGCTCCGTCGGACCGCAGACGTACCGGGTCATCTGCTTGTCGCAGTGCCAGTCGCCGGTGACCCACATGGCACGGTCGGAGGGGAACCGCGCCGTCCTGATGTCCGAGAAGGTCGAGACGCCTCAGGGTGTCCGTCTGGTGCCCTGCCTGACGGGCAACTCGCTGCGGCACCGCATGGTCCGCGCTCCGGGTGCGGACTGGCTCGTCCAGCAGTACGGGTTGCGGGAGCGGCTCAACCTGACGCAGTTGAATTTCCTCTTCCACGGTGGCTCGTTGACCGAGGGGGGCGGCCGGGAAGACACGCGCCGGATCGCCGACATGCAGCGGCTCCTGCCGCTCTCGCGGCTCCTGGGCGGCTGCCTGCCCGACCAGGTTTTCTCAGGTAGTCTGCTCGTGAGCATGGGGGTCCTGGTCTGTGAGGAGAACCGCTTCCGACTCGAGTATTATCTGGATTGCCCCGGCCAGGGCCTGCTCCCCGACCGGCTGCGCCCGGCCAACCATTTCGTGTCGGACTACCAGTACACGCGGGGGGACATGCGCAAGAACCGCGCGGCCCTGTTGAGCCAGGGGACGGGCGAGGACCTGGACCTCGCCGCGCTGCGGACCGAACTCGGCGCGATCAAGGCCGCCAAGAAGCCGACAAAGGCCCAGACCGAGCGGAAGGCCGAGATCCAGGGGATCCTCCGGGAATGGGAGCACCTGGAGTCGGAGGAGTCCGGGACCAACCTCATGATCTTCTCGGGTGAAGCTCTGGTGGCCGGCACGGCGCTCGTCCACGACTTCATCCTGCCGGGCGCGAGCCGGCTGGAACTCGGCGCCCTGCTTTGGTCGCTCGTGTGCTGGGCACGCTCCGGAGGGGCCATCGGCGGCCAGGCAGCCCGCGGACACGGGCGGCTGCGCACGCAACTGGTCGGGGACGTCGACCAGTCGTGCATCGAGGAGTACCTCGCCTACGCCGACGCGGTCCGTGTCGAGGCTGTGGCCTGGCTCGACGCGGCGTTCCGGCGGTCGCCGGCCGCGGTAGCGTCGGCCGAGAAACGTGCCCGCGTCGCGGCACGGGGGGCATGACCGTGGCCGAGGTCAAGGCAACGGATCGTCCCCGCCCGCTCCTGGTCCGGGCGCTGCTGGTGGAGCCCTACGCGGGCGATCCGCCGCAGCTCGACGCGCTCCTGGAGGCGACGCTGGCCCCCGAGTATCAGAAGACGGTCGAGGGGCGCAAGATCGAGCGCCAGTTCGCAGCGCCACCGCAGGGGGAACTGGCCATCCCCCTGGCGCGGTGCTGGGTCGTCGTCGCGCCGAACGGCAAGGCTGTCACGGCAAACCATGTCCGCGGCGAGACCGCGCCGGCGGGGACCTTCACGCCTGACGCCCACGCGTACCTTGTCGGCTGCTGCTCCGATCCGATCGTGGGCGAGCCGGTGGCCGAGTCGGTTGCATACATCAACAAGCGGATCGACGTCAGCCGGGCGGCGATGCTCGCGCCGGAGTCCCGGGTCGTCGTCGCGATGACGAACTCGTGGACCAAGGCGTACCGCTTGCCGCTCACGCAGCGCCTGGTTCACGAGGTGCGGTGGCTAGCACTCGGGCGGCGGCGGCCGTTGCTCAGGACGCTGGAGCGGGTCCATTCGATCGGCAAGAAGCGGTCGGTCGGCAACGGCCGGGTCCGGCAATGGCTCGTGGAGCACCTCCCCGACGCCCGGGTCCACCGGCTCTGGCCCTGGTGGGTCGAGACCGAGCACGGGCCGCTCCTCATGCGGACGCTCCCATCCGGCTCCTGGCTCCCCGAGGGCCTGATCGGCGCGCGGCGGGACTTCCGGTCGTGCTGTCCCCCCTACTGGCACCCCGAGCGGTACACGGAGGTCGTGGTCCCATGTTGACGCCGATTCACGAGGACGATGCTCGACTCGGTCGACTCCTGCGGCTGCATATGCAAGGGTTATCCCAGCGAGACGTGGCCGAGCAACTGGAGGTCTCACAGCGGGCAGTCTGCTACACGCTCAAGCGGCTGAGGATCGCCCCCAACGGCTACCACACGCGCACCTCCCGGGCCAAGCGGGCGCGGGCGTCGCGCGACGTGGCCCGCCAGCGCCGCGCCACCGCACCGTTCGATCTAGCCTGGGAGGCCGAGTGGCCGCTCGCCGCCGGGTCGATCGGCCCACGCATGGGCTACCACGCCTTCGCCGCGCTGTCCCGGCTCGGCCTGGTGGCGCACGCCGAGCCGGGGGTGCAGTTGCTCCCGTTGGAGGACCGGCTGATCTTCCGGGCCTCCGAGGATCGCGTCACGGGGATGGTGTCGCGACTGATCGAGGGGACCGTCCTCCGGATCGGTTATGGGACTTGCCGGCTTGGGTCGCCGGTCGTGCGGATGCCGGCGGCGCGGTCCCGGCTCGAGTCGTGGTGCGTCACGGTCAAAGACAAGCGGGACCCCGAGGCGATGCGCCAGTGGTGCCAGCGAGAGCTGCGCCGGCTGGGGATCGACGCACGGCTCGAGGTTGGCGCGCGGCGTGTGGTCAAAATCAAGGGCCGGCTGATCGTGGGCTACGCTGTCCGCCTCTCCCGCCTGCACCCGCGGGAGGCCCTGCGGCTCCTGGCGGTGGGGCTGGGGGGTCGGCGACGGTTTGGGTGCGGGGTATTTGTTGTATGCTGATCCCGTCCCCCCGCCACACCCGGCGCGACCTTGAGCTTTGGGCCGAACTCGAGGATGCCGACCGAATCCATGCTGCGAGGCCGCAGTTCGCCGCCCGGCTCGAGCGCTCGCTCAGGGAGATCCGCGCCTTCGTCGCAACGCGGCCCTGCCATGCCGGAGTGTCGTGGGGTAAGGATTCGGTCGTGCTCGCGCACCTGCTCTGGCTGACGGCGCGGCACGTCCCCCTGATGCACCTGCGGCCGAGCAACCACAACCCGGATTGCGACCGGGTGCGCGACGCCTACTTCGTGCGGTTCCCCGGCCAGCCCTACGAGGAGATTGCCGTCGACTACCGGGACGTGGACCGCACCCTACCGGACGAGCAGGTCGACCGCTTGACGGACCAGCGGTGGTATGCCGCGATCCGCGAGTACGAGGCGGCCCACGGCAACCGGCATCTCCTGGGGATCCGCTCCGACGAGTCGTTCGGGCGGCGGATCCGCACGCTGCGGTGGGGGTTGAGCACGCCTCGCACCTGCGCCCCGATCGCGTGGTGGACGACGGCCGACGTCTTCGGCTATCTCGCGAAGCACGACCTGCCGACCCACCCGGCCTACGCGATGCTGGGCGGCGGCCGGTGGCCGCGCGACCGGCTCCGGGTCGCAGAGATCGGGGATACGCACGGCAAGGGGTCGGGACGGCGAGACTGGGAACTCGAATTTTACGGCGACGTGCTGAGGCGGCTGGAGTATGGAGGACGACCGTCATGCTTAAACTTGTGATTTCCGGTGGCCAAACAGGAAGTGATCAGGCCGGCTGGCGTGCGGCTCGCGCGGCGGGACTGGAAACCGGCGGTTGGATGCCCCAGGGGTGGCTCACCGAGGAAGGCTCCCGGCCGGAATTCGCCGAACTCTACGGCGCAAGGGAGACGGACTCCTACGACTATCCGACGCGAACCCGAAAGAACGTCGAGATGGCTGATCTGACGATCTGGTTCGGCTCCGGCGATTCGTCGGGGTTCTGGTGTACGCGCAATGCGGCCAATGCGGCTCACAAGCCATTCTGGATCATCGAGCGACCCGATCAGGTGGGCGACCCGGCCCCCGCCATCGCAAAACGGATCAACTTGCTCGGTTACAAGGTGGTCAACGTCGCGGGAAATCGCGGCTCGAAGATGGCTGATGGCGGGGCGTGGGTTGAGGCGTTTCTGCGAGAGGTGTTCGCGTTGCTCGGGCAACAAGGCTGAGGGGAGGGCAGGGGAGTGGCTGAGCCGAAGACGAAGAGCCTTGGGTTGATGACGCACCGTACCGTCGCTCGGCTGTGTGATCTCGACACTGAAACGCTGAGGAAGTGGGTGGCCAAGGGCCGTTGGCCAGAACCCCACTCCATCATCGAGCAGACGTGGTTCTACCCGACCGACCTCATCCACCATTACATCCACACCGGGGGATGGCCTGAAGGGACCAAGTTCCGCGAGGGAATGGGCGAGGCCAGGACCGCACCCGAGTCAGGTTGACGGTTCGGGTTTCTGCTCGAATCTCATGTCGGCCACATGCTTCCTTGCCTCGGTCTCGCTGATCTTCGTATAGCGCCCGGTCATGGCGGGGGTCGTGTGACCGAGTTGTGCTTGGATGACCGAGAACGGCTTGCCTTCAAGGGCCATCCATCGCCCGTACGTATGCCGCAAGTCGTGAGGTGTGCCCGCCTTCACCTTCGCCTTGATGATCGACCGCTCGATCGCCGCCCTTGCCGAGTCATAGGGCACAACGCCGGCGCCGCGTGGGTTCGGAAAGACCAAATTGGGCGAATTTCCTGTCATCGCTCTCCGCTCCAGGATTTCGCGTGCCGTCTCGATCAGGGCAATCTTGTAGGCTCTCCCGGATTTTGAATGCTCCTTGGGGATGGTCAAGAACCCCTCCCCGAAATCGATCCATGACCACTCCATCGCCAGCGTGGCCGAAATCCGGATGCCGGTTGTGGCTAAGACCATAACGAGGTCGGATTGCCACGGCTTGGAGCAGTTCGCCGCGATGGCCGCGACTTCCTCGGGACTCCAGAATGTCGGCTCGGGCTGGATGATCTTCCCCGGCACGTCCACGAGGTGCCAGGGGTTGGCTTGCACCAGTTCGTCTTCTAGGGCCTTTGTCCAGATCGGCCCGAGATAGCCTTTTTCCGTCTGAAGTGTGCTCGCGCTGACTTTCTTGATGCGCTCTTGCAGGTAGTCCCGGCAGAATGCTTTGTTGACCCCCTGGAGGGATTTGACGCCCCGCTTCTCCGCGAAGGCGAGGAGCGTTTTGATGTGCCGCGCGAGCTGCTTGAGCGATCCGGCATCATGCGTCGCCTCGTAGGCGTGGACGTAATCGGCCAGGTAGCCATCAAGCCCCTTGGCACGCTTTGGCGGTGCGGCCATGTTGTTTTTGGCCCGGTACTCGATCTCCTCGAATTCTCTCGCCCGGTCCTTGATGAACTGCGGGGGCGTCTTTGGAGGCCGCGACTTGGACCACGGCGCAGGCTGCTTTCCGAGTGACGCACGCTTCCAGTCGCCGGCCGGATCGGGTTTGTATTTCATGTACCATCGGCCGCGATTTTCGTCGAACCAGGGGGCGCTCGCCATGTGGACTCCTGCACTTTGGGCCCCTTTTGGGCCCAAGGGGTTACGGCGATTCTTGGCTGAACGCAAGTCCAGGAAAACTCGCCATAAGTCCTTAGTTTTCATCCGGTTGCAGGGTGAACAGTACAGTGTACGTTCAGTGGGGCATGGCATCTAGAATACAACAAGAATGCGTCAGGTTTCCAGCCCAATCTGAGACGTAATGCTTGGTGGGCAAGGGCGTTTCGGAAACCGGCCCAGACAAAGGAAGCCCGATTGGTGCCGCCGAAACAGGCGTTTAAGGCGATTCCGGCGTTCCTCTTGGTGCTTTGCTTGGGCCCATCATGGGCCCCAGAAGGGGAGAGAAGGGGCCGATGCAGGTCTAGGGATAGCCTGCCCCCGCGCACACAAAAACCGCCCCGGCCCTTCCCTGGCCCGAGGCGGTCTTTATGTTGTTCGGGTGCCTTGGCCCGGCTCACTTCGATCCTGATGGCCTGTCGAAGTCATCGATGATTGTCGTCGCGTGTTCCGACCGTGACTCTTGTTAATCCCACCGATCGAGACGGTAATCCGCGTGCATTCGTCCCGAGTGGACGCGAACTAAGGCGTTCCACTTCGATCCCTGATCCAACATGATCCCGTTGGCCGACTGCTCCTCAGCACCTTCCAGCGTGGCGCTTCGCGAGTATGCCTCGATCGTCGCCCGGATGGCGCGGAGGTCGGCCTTGAGGATCTCGGGGAATAGCGCAGCGCTCGTGTTCCGCGAGTCCCTCGCCCCTTCAAGGATCAGGATCGCCGCCTTGCCTTGATGGCCAAATCCGCCGTCGCCCCACATCGGTGGCTTCAGGGTGATCGCTGCGACGGTGTGCCATCGCCCTGAGGCTAGGCCCCATTGCTCGGGCGTCGATCCACCGCTGTAGACGTACCATGACACCGGATTTCGTCGCTCCGGACGGTCCCATTGGAGGATCGGCGGGGCGTCGGCATTCGCGGCCGTCACGAGCGCCGTGTAGGCGCCAGGGCCATGCGGGGCGTAGAACTCGATGCGGTCAGCGGTCGGGAGCACCGTCCGGGTAAACTTGTCCCACGTCATCGTCGCGGGCGGGACGATCAGTTGCGATGGAGCCGATTCGCCTTTCGGCTTCAGGTGGCCGAAGACGCCGTTCGTGGCTGGCGTTTCTGGCTTGGGTTTCGGCGTCCAGATCGTCTCGATATCCTCAAGCCGGGCGAACCGGCGCGAGAGCGAAGGCTGGATACCAAGTTGCTCAACAAGTTTCTCGGCCTGCGCGATGTTCCCCGCCGTGGGCGGAGCCTGCGGACGCTGGTATTGGAGCGGATGCATCTTGGCGGCGAACCGGCGGGAGATCTCACCGAATTCCATGCCAGCGGCGATGTCTTCCAGGAGTGTGCCGATCATCGATGATCGCGGATGGCAGACCCCGGCCGGAGCTGTCGCGACCGCCCGCCAGACGAGATTGCTTCGCGCCGGCCCACGTACGCCGTCGATCGCCACATGCAGGTCGTGGAGCCACTGGGCCGGGCCGAACACCTTGTCGCTTCGATTGAGCGACTCGTTCCTGAGGAGCGTCAGGGCTTGCTCAACCGTGGTTCGGGTGAATTCCTCGAGCGCCCGGAGTACGGCCAGGAACTCCTGTTTCTTCTCGGCCATCGCCTGCCCAGGCGTCAGGATGCGCCCACGATAGATGGTGGCCTCTGGGACTGTCACGGCCAGGTGATGCCAAGGGCCGGTAACAGGCTGACCCCAGACGGCTTGCTTGCTGAGGAAGACGCCGGTGACCCTCGCCCTGCGGACGACCCTTTCAACGGCGGCAACCGCCGTCTTGTAGTGCTCGGGTGCATCGTCTGCGTCCCAGATTGCTGGCCGCGTCTGGCCTTCGGCGTCGATCGTCACGAGTCCGCCGTAGCCCTCCAAGAAGCGGCGGCAGGCGTGACAGTTGTGGTATTGCCGGTCGGCCGCGAAGCCGTCCAGATAAGCGTCGAAGAGTCCTTCGGCGTCGGTTGCGAAGATTGCCCCGCCGTCCAGCTGGTTGCGAAGGAAGCGTTCCTGGATTCGGGCGAGGAAACCATCGTATTCGCGGTCATCGCGGGCAGGTTCTGCTGTGTCGGCGGCCTTGGTGCTCAGCATGGCCGGGTGCTCCTCTGGTGTTCCTGGTTAGCCCATCAGCCCCCGCGCCGTCCGCGCCAACTCCGCACCGACCGGGGTGAGTGAGTAGAAGTTGTTTTTCCCCCGACGCTCGGCGTTCACAATGCCGCCGTATCGCATCAGCACAAGGTGGTGGCTGACCGCCGGCTGACCGTGGCCGATGGCCGAGCAGATATCGCCGACGCAGGTCTCGCCGGCCCCGAGCAAAAGCATGATCTGGAGGCGAGTCGGATCGCTGGCCTGCTTCAAGGTCGCGGCGGCGTCGCGAATGGGCTTCATGTCGATCGGGGCCGGCTTCGTCGCGGGCTTGCGGGTGACCTTGGTGGCGGTCGCGGGCATGGGCGGAGGCTCCTTTGGGAGTAATGGGAAGGTGTGACGCTTCCATCATATCCGCAGTCGACTAGAAATTCAATGACGCTCGGGTGTCGAACCGTGGATTGGCTAACCTTGCCTAGACCCATCACAGATGCTAGAATGGGAGAAAAGTCAACCCCCCAACCCTCCGAATCGAGCGACCACCATTATTTTCTGTCCGACGGACATTTTTTTTATCCCTTTACTTCGAAAGCGGTTGCGGGCATGACGCCCCAAATTCTGTCCAACGAGGCACAGGCTTATAAATGTACGCCTCGTGCGGCGAAGCCAGGGGGATGCCATGCTGGCAAGGCAGATCACCACGCGGACGGACGACGGCGAGATTTCCGTCGATTTCGTCAGGGCCGACCTCGTGCGGGCACCCAAGAGGAAGACGAACCGGCCTCTCACGCCTACCGAAGAGATGGAACTTCGGGACAAGGTGTGGGTGATCCTCGCTAATCAGGGACTGACCACGCATGAAATCGAAAGGGCGTGCGCAAAAGCTGCCCAAAGCGAGCGAAACATTAGGCGCCGCCTTGGGCGATTTCAAGAAGTCCAAGCGCAAGATCCGGCTGAAGCCAATTAAAGAAAGGCGGCAGCGCCTTCCGGGTGAGCCTGATCTTGTCCCCCACTTCCCAATCACGCCCTTTGCCCGTGCCCAGGCCGTCCGTCACGAAGACGGGTCTTTCACCGAGAAGCCGGTTCCCTGTCCCCACAAGAAGGCGTACAGGCGGGGTTCATCGCTCGTCTGTATGGTCTGTCACAGGAGCGGCAAGGATCACCTCAAGGCTCTCCAGCGGTCTCCAGCGGCCGACCCCAAGCCGGAGCCCAAGTACATCCCGCCGGTCGATCCGAAGCCGAGGCCATTGACCCGCAAGGAAAAGCGGTCCCTCAAGGGCGATTACAGGCTCCGCGAATCCACGCTCTCGCCCGACGACCGGACCTTTCTCCGCCAGCACGGCGTCGACCTCTAGGACTCTGGCGATGATGGGGCACCGCGAGCAACTCAAGACTGGTGCCGAGTGGGATCTGATTTGCGGTTGGCGAAAGGTCATGTGCTACATGCACCGACCTGGAGTCGCCCGGTCGATCAAAAACCAAATCAACCGTCGAAGCCGACGCGACTCTCGCCGCCGGTTGGCCGACGAATCCACTTCGTCTTGAGCCTCACCCTGATCCTCTCCTTCCCCTTCCGCGCCGGGGCAGGCGGTCACGTCGCAGTCGCCGCCCGCCCCGGTCCCGCCCTTGGATAACGCCCGTGCCTGGACACCTCAACCTCGACCGCAAGATTGACCCGCACTACACCACGGGCCGGATCCTCGTCCAGCACATTGAGTCAGGCGACGTGTTCACCGTGACGCCGATCGCGGGCTGGTGCAACGAGCGGGGCGAGGACTGGGTCAAGATCGCCTGCACGGACGAGGCCATGAAATTCCGGTTCTTGCGGGACGAGATCGCGGCGCGAGAGGTGGCGGAGAAGGCCGAGCCGATCGAGCCGGCGCCGCAGTCGACGCCCACGAAGCGGGACGAGTGCCATCGGCCGCATCGGCGGCTGTACGGCACGCGGTGATCAGGAGCACGTGATGTCCATTGAAGCTAAGCCGAAGACCGAATGCGAGAAGTGCAACCGCGAGAAGCCTGACGTGAAGTTCGACCCCGGAACGCGGCTGTATCTCTGCAATGCATGCTGGTTCTTGACGCCGCCCCGATTCGGTTGATCCTCCAACTGATCGCTTGCGGCTTCGCCCTGATCGTTGTCGAACTCGCCGCCTGGTCCTGCCTGCTCGCCCTTGCCGACCGGCTCTCGTCGCTCTGGAGGCCCGCTTGTGGACATCCTCGCCTTCGTGTTAGCCGCCTTGGCCCTGACGGTCGCGGCGGTAGCGTTCAAGCGAGTCGAAGACCTCAGGGCTGCTGAGCGGCGTCATGTGCAGGCACTGCGCGAGAACGGCAAGGATCTGGCCGCGATCCGCAACGCCGTCGGGTCCAGCGAGGATAGGGCCGCTGAACTGAAACTCGTGAAGGCCGAGCTGTCCGACTTCCGGAGGGCGTACGACCTCGCCGCCGAAGGCATGCCGACCGCCGTACGGTTGATCGCCCGCGAGGCGGTGGCCGACGCCCTGACCCGTGCAACCGATTCCCTCTCATTCGAGCGACAGACCGAGGACACGAAAGGAGCCTAACCCATGCCCACACCAAAAGAACTTCATGACGCCCTGATCGCGGCGCAGGCCGAGCGCGCTGCCGCTGAGGCCAAGATCCGGTCTGCCGCCGATGCGCTCGTGGCTGAGCTCAAGGATGGCGACGAGTTCGTGCTGACCGAGGAGGCCGTTCCCACCGTGCGGAAGGTCGGGAACGAGATCCACTACCGGACCATCCAGCCGCTTCCGACCGGAGCTTGACCGTGGCCACCAAGATCGTCTACGACGACGGAGCGACGCCGGCCGGGAAGGTGTCCGCGTCCACCCTCGTGAAGCCGAAGTCGGCGTTCGCGCCGACGCTGCTCCGGTACGTGCCGTGGATCGTCGCAGCGCTGGCCGTGCTCGTGGCGGTGTCGGTCGTGCTCGTGCCGCATGAGGCGGTGGGGCCCTCGCCCGCGCCGTCATCCTCTGCCGTCCATCTGGGGCAGACCTTCGCCCCGAAGCTTGCCAATTCACTGGCCGACGGATTTGACGCCAACGCCGACGCCGCAGAGGCTGGCAAGTCCTTCGGCGATGCCGACGAGGCATTGAAGGACGCCTTCTTCAGGTCGCGTCAGGCTGCGTTTGACCAGCACGCGAGCGACGCTATCCACGCGATCGTTGCGGACGGAAAGGACTCGAAAGACCCCGAAGTTCGACAGCGGTGGGTGCAGTTCCACCGCGACTTCGCCAAGGGTTTGCGGAGGGCGAAATGACCTTCGACCCCACAATTCACCTGACGGGTTGGGTCGATCGCCCGGCCGAGCGGCAGTCGATGGCGCGGACCTTTGCGCCTCCGCTGGCCCAGGCCGCCCCACACCTGATGGGGGCCGACGAAAACGTCTTCCTCTTCCGTGCATGGAAGGACGTGCTCGGGGACTATCCCAAGTACGTGGCACAACGTATCGGCGATTGCACATCGTTCGGTAGCGGGCATGCGTTGGACCTGCTCCAATGCGTCGAGATTGCCCTTGGCAACCAGCCGATCGGCTACCTTGAGACCTGCACAGAGGCGATCTATGGCATGGGCCGCGAGATCGCCGGCATGCTGGGCGGCGGCGACGGCTGCTACGGTGTCGCCGTTGCCAAGGCCCTTGTCGAGCACGGCGCGGTTCCCCGAAAACTTGTGGGCGAATACTCGGGAGACCGGGCAAAGCGGTGGGGGGCCAGTGGTGTCCCGGCCGAGATCAAGACCGAGATGGCCAAGCACAGGCTCGGCGCCGCAGCCCTCGTGACGACCCTGGATGAACTTGACGCCGCGCTGGCCAATGGCTACCCCGCAGCGGGCGGGTTCTCGCAAGGGTTTGTGATGCACCGTGACGCCAACGGATGCTGCCAGCAATCCGGCTCGTGGGGCCACGAGCAATGTTGCACTGGGCGGCGCCGACGGAACGGGCATCGCGAATACCTTCTCTGTCAGTCGTGGGGTCCGAACGTGCCAGACGGGCCGACGACGGACGAACAGCCGGATTTCTCGTTCTGGATCGACGAGCGGGCAATGGCCAGCATTCTCGGCCAGAACGATTTCCTGGCGTTTTCAAAGTTCGGCGGGTTCGAGCAACGGGTCATTCCCTGGACGACAAGGAACTATATTTGATGCACCTCACGCTCATCACGCTTGTTGTCCTGACCGGCTCCCGAACGGACGGGAAACTCGGCGATGCCGCCCGGCCCGTCGCCACAAGGGCGATCACCAGCCTGCCGCCCGCCAATCCCGTCCAGTCTCCCCCGCCCGTGGTCGTCCAGTTCCACGAGGATGCCGCGACCAAGGATGACCTGATCCTCCTGGGCGAGAAGATCACCGGCACCTTGAAGCCGCTCGACACCCGGCTCGCGTCGGTCGAACGAAGGACCGAATCGCTCGCCCGCGACGTGGCGGTCTTGAAGGCCGCGCGACAGGCTCCGCCCCCGACAGCCGCCGCGAAGACCGAGTCAAAGAAGCTCTACCTGACCGACGCCGAAGGCATCCAGTGCTGGGGATGGGAGGAGTCTGAGCTTCGCGCCCGCGTCGCCCGACGCAACGAGGATTTCGCGCGGCGGTCCACGCGGTTCGTGCAGCCGCAATACTACGCCGTCCCCCCGATGGGGTTTGGCGGTGGGTTCTCGGCGCCGATGACGCTCGGTGGCGGCTTCATGAGCGGTGGCTGTGCGGGCGGGAATTGCCGTTAACCCCGAAAGGCCCTCTCCCATGCTCACCACGCTCTTGATCCTCGCGGCCCTGGCGCAGGCCCCGAAGTGCGATGCCTGCGCCACCGAGGCCAAGCCCAAGGCTTCGACGCCGCTCTGCCCCGACGGCTGCAAGTGCCCGTTCCCCTCTGCGTGCGGCCTGCCCGATTGCCAGTGCAAGCCGGCGCTCGGGTGGCTCCCGCCGCCGAAGGACAGGTGGGCGACGTTCGCGAACCGGCCCGGCTACCGCTATTGGGGGCACTACGTGGGCGGTACGTTCTATTTCTCGCACTACCAGGTGCCCGGTTCGGCCTACATCTACGCCGTTCACCCGGCCCGCTGAGGAGTGACCCGTGACCGACTGCTGCCGCTCCAGGTGCTTCCCGGTCCTGATCGACTGCCGCACGCCGCACCCCGAATGCCCGCGCTCGATCCCCTGGACGGCCATTGAGCCGTTTGCGGCGATCGTCGAGCGGGACTACCGCATGACGTTGGACCTCGCGGCCCGGCGCGGTGGGTTCACGCCGGCAGAACTGTTCAAAATCATGCGACGTGAGCACGTCTGCCACGATGGCCGTTGCGGCGACCCCTGCGCCGGCAAGGCGATCGCGTTCGTGCTCGGGTTGGTCGCGGGACACCCGCCGTGCTGCTGAACACCCTCTGGGCTTGGGCGAAGAATCTGCTCGCCCTTGTCGGCGGGGCCACGCTGCTCTCGCTGGCGTGGTTCTGGGGCACGCTCTGGTACGAGACCCACGTCTCGCCCCCGGTCTACCAGGCGATGCCTCCGGTGTCGGCCGTGGCCGAAAAACTGGCCGCGTCGATCTCGCCTGCGATTGTCCGGTTTGCGGCAGGGGCAGAGGACGACTTCGCCCGGTACGCGCCGGCTGGAATCCCGCGATGGGTTTTTCATCGGGGCTACCCCTATGCAGTCAAGGCGATCCCCGAAGGCGCCAAGGTTGGTTGTAACCTCGCGCTCGATCGTTTCGGCAGCATGACGGCCGCGCAGGTGGCCGCGATGCTCGTCGAGCACCAGCGAAGCCGGGGCCGCGAGGCGCATCCGAGCGTACGAGAGTTGGCCGACGGGCCGTTTGAGGAACGGACGATCCTCTTTCCCTGAGGCGGCCATGACCAACGCCCGGCGCATCCTCAGCGGCGCGAAAGTCCTACTGCTCAAGCACCAGGACGCCGGCACCGTCCCAATCCCCGAACTCCGCGTTTGCCTCGCCGAACTCGAGGCCGCGCTCGACGCTGAGCCGGTGCGGGAAATCGAGGTGCTGGGCGAACGTGCGGACCTTGAACGATCAGACTATGGCTACCCCACGGAGTTGACCCGACAATGAGCGACCCGACCCCCACGCCCAACGACCCGTTCCACCACGCGATCGACACCTACTATCAGGTGTTAGATAATGCTGCACACTGGCTGACCGACGAGAGGGACCGGATCGCCCACGCGGTCGCATCGATCGGCCTCTCCAAGCCGGTCGCCGAAGTCGCGACCGTGGCCGAGGCGGTCCTTTCGGCCACGCTGCCCGCCGCACTCACGGCTGGCGAGACGGCCGTCGCGGACTTCCTCACGCCCGCCAACCTCAGCGCCCTGGCGTCGATCGTCGGCGAGATTAACGCCACGCTGGTCAAGCAGTTCTTCACGCGAATCCCGGCGGTCCTGGCCCTGCCGACCCCGCCGGCTGAAGAGCCGATCGTCCCCGCCCAAAAGCCGACCGCCTGAAACGACCACCAACACATCAGCGTGAGGCGCCGCCCATGATCCTCTACCTCATCTCCATCATCCTTTGCGGCGCCGCCGGCTCCTGGATCGCCGTGAAGGCCGAGTTGCCCGAGGGGCGGATGGTCGGCGCTTTAATCGGCGGCATCCTCAACCTGTTCGGGGTCGTTTTTCTGCTAGGCATCTGGGGCGCCGAGTGGGTAGAAACCCAACTCGAGTCCCGCCTCGGGAAGGGCGCCAGATGATCCTCTTGCTGCCCCTCGCCCTGCTGATCCTCGCCGCCTACGGCGTGTGGGCGATCATCACGGCGACGTTCAACCCCTGGCACTGGCTGGTCATGGCCGGGGCCTTCGGTGCGGTCGTGCTGGTGTTCCACCTGCTCTGGGTGCTGATCGGGAACATGCGTAAGTGAAGGTCTTCACGTCCATCGGCGCCGGCCTTGATTTCCTGTTCGGCCGCGTGGCCTCCACGGCGCGCGGCGTCCTGACGGCCCCCGAGTTCCGCCGAGTGATCGGCGTGGGCGTTGCGAGCGCGATTGCTGGAGCCTCGCCCGAATTGACCAAGGCCGCCGCGATTGGCTCGCACACCGAACTGCTCAACGCCGCGTGGACCGGGTTTCTGACCGGCGCCGCCGGCGCGACCGTGAGTCTGCTCCACCGCCTGTGCGACGACGCGCCCTCGCCTCCGCCCCCCACAGAAAGCACTCCATGAGTAGCGACCCCGATCGCGTCACCCCCGGCGGGATGGCCTTGATCTACGCCGTGGGCTTGCTCGCCCTGAGCATCACCTGCGTGCGCCTGGTCGGCCAGTTCCTCGCGGGGCACGCGGTCGCGGCGTGGAAGCGGACGATCCGCCGCGAGCAGAAGCAGCACAAGCACGACGGGCCGAAAAAGTAAACCCCCATGGCCTCGCACTCCGGAGACCATCGCATGGTGCCGCATGACGTATCCAACCAGACCGGCCTGTTCGCTGCCAACGCCGCCGCAGCCGGCTGGTGGGTCGTCAACCTCGTCGCGCGACACGGCCCCTCGTGGGAGGCGGTTCCGCCGATCCTCATCGGCGCCGCGAGCCTCATCGGTGCCGTCAAGAGTTGGCAGAACGACCAGCAATTACGGCGGCACCGTGAGGAGTTGCACCGGCTCGAGATCGAGAAACGCAAGGGCAATGCTGCCGGTTGACGTAACCGCATGAACCACGCCGTGACCAACGCCTCGGACGACCTCGTGATGCTCGGCATCGTCTGCGTCGGCATCGGCATGGCGATCGTGATCTCCGCGTTCGCGGCCGGGCTGTTCCATCGGCACCATCCGGTGTGCGAGGACCGGCCGAAGCGGCTGACGAATGCGGAGCGGGCGAGGCTGTATCCAGCGATCGCGGAGCGGATTGAGCGCCAGTTGGGCCGATAAAAGTAACATAGGTAACATCCGAAAACAGGAAAGACTGTCAGTGTGCAGCACGTCCTGGCTGATTATTCCCCGAGAAAGAAAGACTGGCGATGGGTCTTCCTGGAGGCGCTGGCCAAGACGTGCTGCGTAAGTTCGGCGTGCGTTGCGGCGAACGTGCCCCGCAAGACGGCGTACGCCCATCGGGAGAAGTTTCCGAAGTTTCGCAGGGCATGGGATGAGGCCCTGGAGATCGGCGTGGAGGCTCTTGAGGTTTACGCCCGGCATCGGGCGTTCAACCCGGCCGACCCCGCCTCGCACATCCTGACAATGTTCTTGCTTAAAGCCCACAAGCCCCACAAGTACCGCGACAACGGACATCAGATCCCTAAGGATGAGCCGGAAGATGAGGCCGAGCGGCTGACGCCCGATGCGCTGGCCCGGCTCTCGCAAGATGACCTCGACGCTCTCGAATCCATCGCGAAGAAGCTTGCTGGTCAAGCCGACGGAGGCCCTCAAGCGGATCCAAGCTGAGAAGGCGAGGAGATCGCTTGCGGACTTTATCCGCTACGGCTGGCACGTCCTTGAGCCGACGACGCCGCTGGATTGGAACTGGCATATTGATGCCCTTGCGGGCCACATCCAATGTGTTCTCGAGGACTGGATGCGTCGGCAGCAAGACCCGTCTTATGTCCAACGCATACAGAATCTTTTAATCAATATCCCGCCTGGGACGGCAAAGAGTCGCGTGGTATCGGTCATGACGCCCGCATGGATGTGGGCCCGATGCCCGGCGTGGCGGGCTATCTTCCTGAGCGCCAACCCCCGCGTTGCCCTCCGCGACAGCGTGTATTGCCGGGACGTGATCGAGTCGGATTGGTATCGGGACTGGTTCCGGCCGGACTGGGAACTGGCAGAGGATCAGAACGCCAAGGGGCTTTATCGCAACACGCGGGGCGGCTACCGGCAGGCGATGGGGTTCAACTCGAGGATTACCGGCGATCGTGCCGACGCAATCCTCGTGGACGACCCGCACGACGCCCAGGAGGCCGAGAGCGACGCGATCCGGCAGGGCGTGCTCGACCGCTGGGATTCGGCCATCGCAAATCGACTCAATGACCTCCGCTCGTCCGTCCGCATCGGGATCATGCAGCGGCTGCACTCTGAGGACTGGAGCGGGCACGTCCTGAAGTCTGGCGTCTGGGAGCACCTCTGTATACCCCAGGAGTTCGAGCCGAAGCGGGCGCGGACCACTTGTATCGGCTGGACGGACCCCCGGAAGGAATCGGGTGAACTCCTCTTCCCCAAGCGGTTCACCCCTGAGATTCTCCGCCAGGAGCGGGCAAGACTCGGGAGTTACGGCTATGCCGGACAGCACCAGCAACAGCCCGTCCCGTCCGAAGGCGGCGTCTTCAAGCACGCCTGGTTCCGCTACTGGCGTCCCGACGCGATCGGCTGCGTTCGGTGCTCCGGCTCGGGGAATGTCGGAAACGCGAAATGCCGGCGTTGCTCTGGGAGCGGGAGCGTCCGTCGCTACCACTTGCTCCGCAAGAAATCGGCCCCCAAGATCGTCGAGGCCATGAACTGTCGCCACTTCGGTATTGTGGATCTCGCGTTCAGCACGCGAACATCGGCCGACTTCACGGTTATCACGGCCTGGGCCGCGACGCCCGACAGCGATCTGGTCCTGCTCGACATGGACCGCCGACGCCTCGAAGGTCCGGACATCCTGCCCGCCATTCAGGCGATGTCCGACAAACACCGACTTGATTACGTCGGAATCGAAGAGGTTAGCGCCCAATTGCTCGTCGTCCAGACCGCCCGCCGTGCCGGCCTGACGATTCGGGGCCTTGCGGCTGACAAGGACAAGCGGACGCGGGCGCTGCCGATGGCGATCCGGATGGAAAACGAGCAGGTCTTCATGCCGGAAGGCTTCGACAAGCTCCCGGCGATCGAGGCGGAACTACTCGAGTTCGACCGGGGCGCCCACGACGACATCGTGGACAACTTCGCGTATGCCGGGGCTGAAGTCCAGCGGTTCGGCGGGGCACCTGAACCCGATGACGTTCGCGAGGCCCGCGAGCAGGCCGAGCAGGCTGAGCGGGAGCGCGAGTGGCACGACCCAAGCAACCCAGCATGGTGGGAATGAGGAGGCGCATGTTGGGAATGAGGAGGCGCATGGTGACGACTTTCGTGGCGGACGCCGACATGCGGCCGAAGGACTGGGCAGAGGTTGTCATCCAGCCTCGTCCCCTGTCTGAGTATGAGCGTCTTCAATTCAAGGAACAATGGGATGCGTTGGCGAGAGGCAGACGCCCAGGGCCAACGATCGTCCATGGCGGCGTTGAGGTGGTGACGCTGGACCATTCCGCGACGTGCCTCCCGGCGACCATCGTGAGCCAGGAGTTCGCGTGATGGGCTACCGTGGTCCCGAGCCCGCGCCTCTGCGTCGTCGGGCAACTCGCAATCCGCTGACCCCCAAGCAGCAGCAGTGGCATCAGCGAGAGACGTTGGCGCGGCGTGAGGACGATCCGCCGTTCTATCGTCTTCCGTGGTGGCTGATCGCATTCGCGATCACCTGCTATTACATCCTCGGAGCGCTGTCGGCAAGCCAGTGAATCTCTTCGACCGTATCGGACACGCCTGGTCTGCCTTCACCGGGAAGGCTGCGCCCTCCGTGGGTACGTCCTACGGCTGGGGCGGTGGCCCGTTCTGGTCGGACGCCTTCAAGTTCCGTCGCTCGCCAAGCCTGCCGGGACTCGCAGAGGCGTACAAATCCCTGATCTTCACTTGCGTCCGGATCAACGCCGACGCAGTGTCGCGAGTGCCGTTGCGGCTCGTGAGGATCTCGGGCACGAAGGGTGACCGCGCGAAGTTCTGTGACGCCCGCCCGATCTCCAAGGGACTCCGCACTCACCTGAACCGCACGCACGCCAAGGCGATGGCGGGCGCCGCCGAGGTCGAGGAGATCACGGGGGACCATCCCCTGCTGAACCTGATCCAGAACGTCAACCCGTCGATGGACCACGCGGCCCTCATCAACTATACAGTGATGAGCATGGATGTGGTGGGGACGAGTTTCTGGTGGCCCACCGAGGAACTTCTCGGATGCCCCCGCGAATTCTGGCCGCTCCCGCCGCATCTCGTCTATCCGGTGATGGCCACGGGGAGCCTTGTTCCGTCCGGCTATTACTTCGGCGCGGTGCAGTACACGCCCGATGACCTCGTGATCTTCAAGCACCTGTCGATGAAGAATCCGTACGGGTTGGGGATGTCCCCGACTCAGGCCGCGATCGAATACGCGCGACTGGAAGACACCTTCATTTCGATCCAGGACGACTTGCTGTCGAACGGACCCCGGCCCTCGGTGATCGTGAGTCACAAGGATCCCCAGGGCGCGTTTGGCGAGGCAGAGCGGAAGCGGCTCGAGCACACCATGAACCAGAAGGCGCGTGGTGGCCGGGCGGGCGATGTGATCGTGGTCGATGGCGCCGCAGCCGTGACCCCCGTCTCCTGGGCACCGGCCGACCTGGGGGCGGTCGAGATCTCGAAGTACGACCTTGAGCGGACGTGCGGGTGCTTCGGAATCCCCGTCTCGATGGTTACGAATGAGAGCAGCAACCGCGCCGTATCCGAGTCGGGCCTCGAGCAGCACGCCCGTAATGCCGTGGAGCCGAGGTGCAAAAATATCGCATCGACCCTGACGCGGTGGACGCACTCGCTGGACCGCACCGGCAAGCGGAACTGGTCGAAACTCCAATGGGTCTTCGACTCGGTGGTGCCCGAAGACCTGCAAGCCAAGGCCGAACTTGACAAGATGTACCTTGACATGGGGGTCATCACCCGCAACGAGGTACGCACCGAGAACGGGTACGAGCCGGACCCCGACGGCGATGAGTTGCTAGTCTCCAACAACCTTGTGACCCTTGAATCGATCATCTCCGGTGCCAACGCCCAACCCGCCAAGCCCGGTCAGCCCGAAGAGGAGGGCGAGGGCGAAGCCGACGATGAGGCCGACGATGAGGCCGACGACAACGATGTCAAGGAAGATGCGGAGGAGACCGACGAAATCGACGATGAGCCTGATGAGGAGCCGCA